GTGGCAAGACTCAGTTTATGGCAAGATGGCCGACACAGTAACGATTACAAGTTTTTTGATCGCAGAATCAGTGAAATGTTTACCATTGGCGGGACTGGTATTCTGTGCCACAAGTATTTGGGCACGAATCCACAAGGGGTGCAGATTACTACTACTGCCCCTGCAACTGTGGTTACTAATGTGTTGCCCGTCAGTGATACTGCCAACATCAATATTGGTGATACAGTTACCTGTACTAATGTGCCTACTAATGCCAGTGTGATCGCCAAAGATGCGTCAACTATTACACTCAGCGCTAATATTGCAGCTAACATTGCTAGTGGCACCACAGTGGGTATCAGTTCCACTGCTGCACAGCCCAGCTATACTAACCAAAGCGAACAAAATATTCAAGATCTCTTGTGGATGGAAAACAGAGATAGAAAATATGATACTAGCCTCTACAAGATGCGTGGCATTTATCAACGTCAAGATCAAGACTTTGATTTGAGTCAATTTGGTTTGTTCTTGGCCACTGGCACTATCTTTATGGTATTCCACTTGCGCGACATGGTGGACTTGATTGGTCGCAAGCTCATGAACGGTGATGTGCTTGAGCTTCAACACTTGACTGACTACGATGCCCTAAAACAAGATGTGCCGGCGGCACTGAAACGCTACTATGTAGTTGGCGACGCCAGCTTTGCCAGCGAAGGTTTCAGCCCAACTTGGTGGCCCCACTTGTGGCGTGTTAAATTGAATCCTCTAGTAGACAGCCAAGAATACAAAGACATACTCAACAACATCATGGCAGGTAACAGCAATACTCCAATTGGACAAATATTAAGCACGTTAGATACTAACTTGGCTATTAATGATGCTGTTGTACGTGAGGGCGAGGCTAATGTTCCTCTCAGTGGTTACGATACTAGTAGCCTATATATTAAACCGCTTACTCCAGATGGAGGATTGCCCGACCAGCCTGAGAAAACTGCCGATGACGTATACGACACTGCTGACAAAGTTCGTGACACTGCTGACGAAGGATTATTAACAGCCGGAGCAACATTGCCTGGATATCTAACTGGAGATAAAAATGCTCCAAACAGTATAGCAATGGGGTCAGGTATCATGTTCCCTGGAAATGCTATCAGTGGAGAATACTTCTTGCGTACAGACTACTTGCCAAATCGTGTGTTCCGCTTTGATGGCAAACGTTGGATTTCAGTTAACGATGTACAACGTACAAATCTTACACAGGGTTCAAACAATCAAACTCAACTTGGTACGTTTGTCAACGCCAGTGGTACGTTTACTAGCGACGATGGCAATACTATCAAGGTTCGTCAAAGCCTGAGTACTGCCCTAACACCGAAAGCAGATAATTAATGTCAACACCCAGTAACTATTTCTATGACGGACAAGTCCGTAAATTCATAAGTCAATTTATTAGACTGGTCTCTGACTTTTACGTAGAGTTTGGCAAGGATCGTAACGGTATTTCCAGTCTACAGCGTGTGCCAGTCATGTACGGAGACCCAAGTCGTCAGGCTGCACAGATTATCCGCAACAACAGCGAGAACACTGTCAATACTATACCAGCAATGGCAGTATATGTTGGCGGACTAGAATACGATCGCGAACGAGTACTAAATCCCTATTTGGTCGAGACCATGCAGCTACGTCAACGCGAGTATGATCCAGTGACTGGTACCTATGGTACTTCACAAGGACAATCCTACAGCATTGATCGACTGATGCCTGTGCCCTACAAATTAACACTAAAAATGGATGTGTGGACCAGCAACACTGAACAAAAACTTCAGCTAGTTGAACAAATTGGGGTACTGTTTAATCCAGCATTAGAAATACAGAGCACAGACAATTACATTGACTGGAGCAGTCTCAGCGCCGTGTTTCTAACTAGCACTAACTGGGATAGTCGTACTGTGCCTACTAGCGGGGAAGAGCCTATTAGTGTGTTTACTTACACATTTGAAATTCCCATCTGGATCAGCACCAGTGTCAAAGTCAAGAAGATGGGCGTTATACAACAGGTCATTACCAACTTCCAAGACCTCAGCACACTGGAAAGTCTAGGCACACAGCAGGTTATTTCTGTGCTGAACTATGGAGTACTATTAAATTCATTCACTAGTGGCGGGGTGCCCTATTACACATTAAAGTTACTCAAACCACAAGACATTGTAACCTATAATCAACTGGGAGTTGATGGTGTAATAGGTACTAATCACAACTGGTCTGCTCTACTTGACGAGTATGGAAAATTTGTTTCGGGATCAAGCCAAATAAGACTAGCACAACCCGACGGTAGTGAAATAATTGGCACCATTGCACTAAATCCTGCAGATTCCAGCACGTTGTTATATACACCGTTTGGTGATACGTTTCCAGTAAACACACTGTCTGCTATTAACGCAATCATTGACCCGCAAAATGTCAATGTGAGCAGCTTCTTGACAAACCCAGCTAATGGCACTTGTTACCTCTTAGTAAACGATATTGGCAGCTTTGACAACGTTGCTGGACCCACTGCTTGGAAAGGCACCGACGGTCAAGATCTGGTTGCACACGCAAACGACATTGTACAGTATACGGGCACACATTGGCAAGTTGTATTTGACAGTCAGAATGAAAATAGTTTACAATATGTAACAAATCTAACAACTGGTATTCAATACAAATGGCAAAACAATCAATGGACAAAAAGCTACGACGGCCTGTACGATCAGGGCGAGTGGATGCTGGTACTTTGATTGGCGCTGGGGCCTTAATCTACTGTAGAACTACTCACAGATATCTTTTCTTACTGCGTGATGGCGGAACACACAGCGGCACTTGGGGCCTTGTTGGCGGTAAGATTGAACCAGGCGAAACAGTTGTTGCTGGACTGACTAGAGAAATAGCAGAAGAACTAGGTGGCATTATTAAAGATGCCAAATTGGTGCCAATTGAAAAGTTCACTAGTGATACTGGCAAGTTTGAATACCACACCTACGTTATACGTGTGGACGAGGAGTTTGTACCTACACTAAACAGTGAGCATCGCGGCTACTGTTGGGTACCACTAAATGACTACCCCCGGCCTCTGCATCCGGGGGTTTGGCGTACATTCAAATTTAGCAGCGTTATCGATAAGATACGCACACTAGAAACATTAACCTAAGTCTACTTCTAGTACAAATTCTCTAAAGGTAATTTGGCGTAGGTTAAGTTGATACTTCCAACTGTCGGGCATGTAAAAATCCTTTGTAGGGCTTACACGTACAAAATCTACATCAGGGTATAGGTTCATAACCTGTAGCATGGTCTTTTCAAAATAGACTTCGGTTGTTAGACTTTCTGTTAGAGGATATCCACGTGTACCACTGTAGACATTGAACTGATAAGCAGCATTTCCGCTATGCAAATCAAACCCCATTAGGTACACAGTTTTGTGTCCATCAAAACAGGCCAGATATGCTGCTGTTGCACCCATGTCCCAGTTAGGTGCCTGTGGTACCATGTAAAACTTGCCTGGGTAACTCAATACCATGGCATTAGTACCGTAGATGATAGTATTATAGTTGTAGCCTTTTTCAACAATTTCTTGGGCCATCTCATCATTGGCTGCAACAAAATCTGGTGTGTAATCACGTACAATAGCGTTACAGCCATAAGTCTGTACTGCACCTGCTGCCAATAATCCGCCTTTGTGGCTGTCCAATAATTGGAACAAGTTGCCGTTGGGGTATAGTTCAGTGCGGCTGGGGCCGTTGCCTAATACCACTGCTCGATTACTAATTTGTCTGTTGGTAACTGCACTAGATACATGCTCAACTGTACGATGCCAATCTCCGCCCTCGTAAGTTAATTCGGTGATGATGTCCTCACCAGTGTAGTTGCTTCGGTACATTTGTTTAATTTTTTGCATGTTGTTATCCTATAGTGTATTTATTGAGCTATGTCACCAACAGTTGGGGGAGTAAAGTTGCCAGTGTAACGTGCATATTTGGTAATACGTACATCGTCTAGATAACCGTTGAATGACACATTGTTCGAAGATCCCAGTGTCAGTGGAAGCGTAGCCACTGCTTGCGGGGTACCGCTGATTGTGCCAGTAGCCGATGATGTGCCATTGATATAGATGGTTAATGCGCCAGCATTGTTTACAAACGCCAAATGATACCACTGACCAGTGGACAATGTGGTACTTGTGGTCAAGTTCTGTGCGGCACCGTTGTAGTAGTACCAACGAACTGTACCCCCAGCAATTGGGCCAAATGCCCAGTAAGTACTGGTACCTGTTGCACCCATACAGCCCAACACAGTAGATTCACCGTTGCCGCCAGAGCTGAAAGCGTTGGCATAGATCCAGTATTCAACTGTGTATGATCCAATCCACCATTGCAATGCTGGTAGTGATTGGAATGACTGCAAGTACGCTCCGGCGGTACCAGTGAACTGTAGACTTCTAGTACCATATTTGACTGTACTGGTACTTGTTTGTATGTTACCAAAGGTTGCAAAATTAAACGAACCGTGTTGATCAACAATACCGCCGTTGTTGAAGTTTAGCAAAAGAGTTGCTGGAGTAGAGTTGGCATAGTTTGTCAGTGGTGCTGTGGGAGGAGTAAATGCAGTGGTATACACCGCAGTTCCTGG